ATGGAAGAGAATGGATTACCAGTAGAACATTCTACAATTATGCATGGCTACAATAAAGCTAAGGCTTATGTAGACAGCGATCCGGACTATAAATTTGTGGTAGATACTATATCTAAACAAAATTCATATGATGAAGGTTGGGCTTTATAGTGTTTTCTTTAGAAGACATATATAATCAAGCAAAGCAAAGCAACCCTATAGTAATATATAAAAGATATGGGGAGAGTTATATCAGTAATGGTATAAAACTCCAGAAGTTTTTAAGCAAGACAGAAATTTTAAATTGCAGTAAAAATGGGGATTATTTTCAGGAGTTAACTCCTGAAGAATATGATATATTTTTTATAAATGGGTGGGAAAAAAGTTGTTTAATCATGGGTAAACAAAATAGCATAAGAAAGCTAAAAATGATTGAGCAAAAAATGAAGGAGGAGGTAAACAGCAGAAAGAACGATAAGTTTATTAAGAATTTAAAAACAAAAAGGGAATTTGTTATGAATAAATATTCTTACTACACAAAAAAACTAACTAATTATATAAACAAAAATGGAAAAATTAAAGACAATTAATATTAAAGGTAAAGATTATGTTGAGGTACATACTAGACTTAAATTCTTTAGAGAGGTATATTCAGAGTTCTCTTTAGACTCAATAGTTTTAGACAAAACACCAGACTCAATTATGATAAAAGCAGAAATTAAAGATACTACTGGAAGGCTTATAGCCTCTGGTATTGCTGAAGAAAGCAAGGGATCTAGCTACATAAACAAAACATCTTATGTAGAGAATTGTGAAACATCAGCTTGGGGTAGAGCTTTAGGTAATTTTGGAATTGGGCTAGACACTTCTGTTGCATCTGCAAATGAGGTTATAAATGCAGTAAATAATCAAAAATCTAAACCAAAGCCAGCGGTTAAAACAAAAGCTACCTTAGACATAGGAGATGCTAATTGGGAAAAAGTATTAAGTTATGTAGGAGCCAACAAAGATTTAGGTCTACCTATAATTGTTAAAAATTTAGAAACTAAATATAACATTAAAGCTAAAGTAAAAAAAGAATTATCTAAACATATTAAATAATGGATATATTAGATAAACTTAAAGACGACACCTCTTATTATGGGGAGTATGGTAAACAATGGCTGTCAAATTCTGACATATACACATTAATTAACGATCCTTTAAATTTTAGATTACCAAAAGAACAGACTAAGGCTATGTTAGAAGGGAGATACTTTCATACAGCAATATTAGAGCCTAAAAAGTTAAACGAATATGTTATAGCTGATGCCTCAAGCAGAAACTCAAAAAAATATAAAGAGTTAGCCGAAGAGCATGGTCAAATGTTATTGTTACAAAAAGAAAAAGAGGATATTGAAAGGTCTGTCTTAGCTATAAAAAGTAATATGGATATGGCTGAACAAATTTATTTGCCTTCTAACCAGTTTGAAGTTCCTATGATAAAAAACATAAAAGGTTTAAACTGGAAGGGTAAAGCTGATATAGTTTGTGAGGATAGAATAATAGATTTAAAAACTACATCTGATATAAATAAGTTTAGATCTAGCGCGTATAGATACAATTATGATAGTCAAGCATATATATATCAAGAGTTATTTGGATTACCATTACAGTTTTATGTAATAGACAAGTCTTCATTACAATTAGCTATATATACTCCAACAGAAGAGTTTTTAAGACATGGAGAGGAAAAGGTAGAAAATGCAATTTTTATTTACAACACATTTTTTGGAAAAGGTGCTGTTGAAGATATAAAACAACATATAATTTATGAAACACTTTAGAAATATAATAATACACAGAAAAATATATTTTGTTTTAAAGGTAGTTTTTAAGATAATAAAACATTATCTTTCTAAGCTATCTTGGAAGCGAGAGATATTTGTAGTAGAAGTTCCAACTGCTATGAAAAACGAACAAGATAAGCAAAAACTTATGGCGGACGTTTTAGAAATTTTGGAACATGAAATTAAAATACATTAAAATGGAAGATAAAATTTATGTAGGTAGCGGAACAGAAAAGTTTGATGGAAACCTTGTTTCTTGTAGCTTATGCCTTTCTGACCTGCCTTCTGAACACGTTTTTGAATATAGCGGTAAAAAATATATAAAATTAAACGTGCAAAAGAAAAAACAAGCAGATGAGTATGGAAAGACTCATTATGTAGCTGTAGACACATGGAAACCAGAGCCTAAGAAACAAGAGGCTAGCGCACCTGCTGGGGATCCGGACTTACCTTTCTAACAAGAGGGGCTTAGCCCCTCTTTTTTTAATCAATTTAATTTAATGCAAGTAACAATATTTAAAGACATAAAAGACACGTCTCAACCCTTTTACAGAGATGTTAGCGTAGTGCTTAAAAGAATAGAAGAAGGATCATCTAAAGAATTAGTAAAAGAAATAAGGAAAACAAAGGACAAGGAGGATAGGAATGAATTAAAAAAACAACTACCAGCTATTTGTTTTAGTGGACAATTTACAAAGAGAAACGATAACTCCTTAATAGAACACAGCGGACTAATTTGTTTGGATTTTGATGGATATAAAACAAACAAAGAGCTGTTACAAGAAAAAGAAAGGTTATCAAAAAACAAATATATATATGCTGTTTTTGTATCTCCTAGCGGAAAAGGTTTAAAGGCTTTAGTCAAGATACCTAAAGATATTGAAAACCATAAAAACTATTTTAATTCATTAAAAAAATTTTTAAATTCTGCATATTTTGACACAACGTCAAAAAATGTATCAAGAGTTTGTTACGAATCTTATGATCCTTTAATTCATGTGTTCTTAAACTCAAGCATTTGGGATAAAATAGAAGAGCCGGAGTACGTTGAGAAAGTAAAATACAAAGACAAGCCTACTATACCATTAACAGATGAAAACAAAATAGTAGAAATTTTAATTAAATGGTGGGAAAAAAAGTATGGCCTAAGAGATGGGGAAAGAAACAACAACGTATATATACTGGCTGCTGCTTTTAATGATTTTGGTGTACCCAGAACATTAGCTGAGTTTGTTATGAGTAACTTTGACTCAAATGATTTTAGTCGCTCAGAAATTTTAAGAACAATAAACTCAGCATACGCTAATACACATA